CTCAGCGCCAGGTTCGAGGATGTTCAGTTCCTCTTCCATCTCGGTAGTAAATCGAGTGTTAGGAATGAGGAATTCGCTTGCAGGCATAACTGACTGCAAGCGAGCGGGCCAGGATCGCAGATTCCACTTACCATTACTGGTAAGCTTGTCTGCGACAGCGCCTGGACCATGCCTTCCCTTAAGCCGACCCCAATGGATATCTCTATCCAATTTGGCGAACAGCTCAGAGAAGAGCATATCAGAGACACGCTTGAAATCCGACAAGTAGTCCGGATCCAAAAGGTCATCTGATGCCCGAACATCCTTCTCACATTTGACGAATTCCGACATTGCTAGCCTCTCGCGGTCAGCCGACACGACTCGATTAGAGCCGTTATGGCTGCGCGGTCTACCTTCACGGGTAGACTCCGGGAGGGCTATCTTGCTAAACCCCAATGTTAATTGGCGTAAAGCATAGATTGCTTCAATGTCAGGTTCGTCAAATAGCACACCACTACTAGGATCGAACACACGTCCAAGGAAACCTTGCAGAAATGCAGGGAGACCAGTATGACTGCTCGCCTTAAAGGCGGGACAGTCAGAAGGGACGACAAAACCTTGATCAAGCCAGTTTTGAATTGACTTGCCAAGGTCTGCCAGGGTTACCGCGAGAAACGGTAACCCCTCGTGTTCGAGCCGCCTCACGACTGTTGTTATGTCGCGAGTGGCGCTAGTGCAGCATCGTACGGCCAATTCATTGGCCATACAGGACCAGAGTGACATCAGGCTTTTCATGATCCCTCCTTTATAGAAGGTGGTCATCCCTAGCCTATGTCAGTGACAAATGCTTATGCTACTTCTGAGGTCGAGGCATCTCTTGGAGGCGTTTCACCGCGTCCAACAGTGCTTTCTGACATTCAAGATCAGTTACAGTCGGCTTGATTGCCGGCCGTACAGTGATCTGAAGTACACTTCGAAGATTATTAGTCCTCGAAGGGCCCCAGACAACATCGACATAAGTCGTATTGACATCATCCTCTACAGGCAAGAAGTCCCGCCTGCGAGCAATGATTCGCCGAGTAGGTAAAGCGCATCGACCACGACAATAATGACGGTCACAACCTTACGGTTAAGATTCGTCCTAGAGTCGTAGTCGGAACGCCGCCTTCCAAGGTTACCCCTGGAAGGACGAGACGGAGTTCCACGCGAATCAGCCCGATTCGCATCGTTCTCCGGCCCATACCTAGTCGCGCCACGTTCCCAGATCCTCATAAGAGAGTTGTTTAAGACTCCCCGCCGAGGATCTTAGTGAACATGGCGCCGGAAGACGCATTGAGGGCGGTAATGAAACCGTCACTCACTGCCTTGGCTTCGATAGCCGTGTAGCCAGCCAGTGGTAGGTCATAGACGACGTAAAACGCCATCGAGACCTCCACATTTTCGGCCGGCTTAAAC